CTTCCAAATGAAAATCTTGGATCTAACGGTTCCTGCAAAGCAGGCGTTCATTTCTACGGCGGGTCCTGCCGCCGTTGTTAAGGCGTTGAATAAGCTCAATCGTCCTGAGGTTGAGCACACGTTTGATCGATTGTCTCCCATGTACATCGAGCGTAAGCATATGAAAGAAGGGTTGCGGCGGTTGTGGAAGACGTATGAATTGGATCGGTGCAAGATTGACTGCCCTAGTTGGTCTGCGGCGAAGATTTTTGGTATGAAGTTTCCTGGTGAAAAGAGCGGCGGTTTTGGAATCCGTGTCCCTACGTCTTTAGATATAGGAGACGAACAGAGTAAGGCCAAGCAGTTTATGACGACGGCCAATTATTTGGTTGGCATCATAGAAACAATGAGGGCCATATTGAGAGTTGAGTTGGATCCAGTAGTGCGCTTGACAAAGTTGCGTGCCGTGTTGCGAGAAGTTACTGCTGTTGTCACAAAAATGGCATTTAAACCGGAATTGAGGCAAAATGAGAAGGACAGGGAGAAAGTTCGAATCTTCTTTCTTGTTCCGTTGCTCCATTACATAGTATCTAAAGTGCTGTGTGAGCCTGTGCATGATTATATGATGAATCGCAAAGGTTTCCGTGTAGGCAATCGTTGGCTGGGTGGCGGGGCTCGTAAGTATGCCGCTGCCATGGGTGCGTGGGATGAAGATCGTACGTTTGGTTGTGGGGACGTTGGAGGTAAGGATACAAAATTTAAGGCCAGTGATATTTCTGTATTGCTAGCTAGTATCCTCCGGTGTTACCGCATGGATGGGTCTGATGAGGCTTTTATAACTCAAGTCTGGATGGAGTGGTTGGTTGACAATACGGCTTATCATATTGTCAACTGGCCCGGAGGATTTCGGTTTGTTGTGGGATTATTGTTCTCTGGTGACTACAACACGTCGTTTCTCAACACTATGCATGTGTTGTGGGCTATTCACAGTTATGGCGCCTGGTGTCATGACGTTCACGGAATAGATCCAGTCACAACGCTCCGTGATGGAGTTCCAGTGTTGTCTGTTTGGGTGCAAGGAGATGACGTCACTATGTCAAGTTGTGATGATCGGTTTGATATACATTCGCTAAATGGTTATTTGAAGAAGTGGGATCTGGAATTGAAGGAAGATTCTGTTGTTAAAACAAAGCAGTTCTTTGCCGATGTTGATTTGGTTAGCGGCATGATTCGCACTCCTCCTGATCAGTGTATTGTGTTTCTTAAACGTGTGATATATACGGATGGACATGTAGTTCGACCGTTTCGGGATATTCGGGACATTGGGTATCGATTGTATTACACTACCACGGGAGTTCCAGACCATGCCCAGTATTGTGCTAAGTTAGCCGGGTTGATGTTGGATACAATGGGTACCAATGAGCCAGGGTGGCGCTTCTGCCGTGCGATGATAGGTAATATCATCAAGCAGAAGCGTGCGACTCTTGAGGGTATGGTTAGTGCAATGGAAGGTGACTATTTTGTGAAAACACGAATGTATAAGCAGGGATTGCAAGATGCATCAGCAGAGGCAATTTGGGATCTGACGAATGACAAGAGTATGTTGCTGGAGCGTGTGGATGGTTATTACGTGACCCCTGAGGAAGAATACCTGCAAAAACAGTCGTATGACGACCGCCCCATGATGGGAAGTAAGTACTGAAGAGAATTGGTTTCCGGAGAGAAGAAGAATAAGTTCCCTGG